AATCTTTCAACTCTTTCTTTTTGGCTTCCCATGTTATAGATAGACACACAGATACGATAAAAACATTAGTAAATTTAACCCAACAACGTTGTTTAACTTTTTTACGTTGTAGGGTTTCACCAACCCCAAAAGACAATTCCCCCAGAATGCCTTCCCTTACGGGGATAGAAAGTGTCACCACAGTAAGCAAAATAAACGTAGCTAAATAGTAGGGTTTTGGGGGGTTCCAAGGGGGGAATAGGGGTAAAAAACACTAATATCGTACTAATATTATCTAAAATAATATGGGTTCAGAAGCAGAAGTTAGAAAAATGTATAAAAAATTAATGAAAAGTTATGAAGATATAATGGTAGAAATGAAATATGAATCACAATTTACCAATTCACAAATAAAAAAAGAAATGAATAGATTAAATAAATTATATTTAGATGATTTTTTTAAGAGGGCAAAATGATTGAGTATATTATACTGGTTGCAGTAATTGCCGCCGGTGTTATGGGTATCATTATTACTAAAAACATGTTTGGTTCAAATGAGATTCATGGCAAACTAAAAAACAGATACTTGGAATATATCGACAGTTTAGAAAAGGATAACAAAAAGTTAACCGGTAAGCTAAATAAAATGAAGCAAGGCGTTTCTATATCTAAGGACGATTTTGATGAAGCTAATCCATTAGGTTCAATTGGCGCTTTAATTTCGCAGTTTGCACCAATGCTTCCAAAGAACATTCAACCTTTACTGCAAGACCCGCAGACAATGAAATATGTTGAAAAACTTGTAAAAGATAACCCCGACAAAGTAAACGAGTTAATTCAAAAGTTTGTTAAAGCACCAAAGGCAAGTAAAAAAGATGAAGTTCCCGATAGTGAAGTCATGTCAATCTAAAAGAGGAATGGAAAAGGGCAAATTATGTACTGCATGTTATATAGGGTATGGGATAATATGGGATGGCGATACTTTTAAAGTTGACAAGTGCTTATTTTGTAACTAATGGTCAGATTCAATGAAGCTCTTCTTGTTGGTATTTCGTTATTGGCGGCTTTGGTTCTCTCTAAGGGTCGAGGGTCTGTCTCATCATTATCAAACATTCCGTTTATCAGTCCCTTTACTGATTTGCTTGGTAAGGCACAAGCTCAGGCCATAGAAAAACAAGAAACCAATATTGGGACCTTAGAAAACATTAGGCAATCTAACTTGGGAATTGCACAAGACATTTTAAATTATGAAAAAAATATTTCTAATGTAAAAATTAATCAATTGCAAACTGAATTAGATAAGACACAAAGTTTCATATCACAAGAACAAAGATTTTTACCCGTTGGATCTAGATCTAGCACTCCAGTAAGAAGTGCAGTTTATGAAGATAGATTTGCATGGCAATTTTCTAATTTTAAAAACTTGCCATTAGACAGCATTTTAACTAATAATATATTAAAAATTAGACAAACTGATTTAGATAAAAAATTAATGGCTCAACAATCTCAATATGAAACAGCACAACAAAACATTACAAAAGCCAATGAATTAATATTTAAACAGCAGAGCCAAATCGATAAATTACAAGAGGAATATCAAACTAGATTTGGCGGTTTAAGCCGATATGGTTAAATTATAATACGTTATTCGTATATCATGGTATCATTAAATACAGTTTTGGCAGTAGGCGGAATAGCTGCGGCATATTTTATATTTAAAAACTTGGGCGGTGCTTCAGGCATTGGTTCAAAGATTGGCGGCGGCGTAGCTGCTTTTGGAACGTCATTAAGTGAGTCATTAAACCCATTACAAAACGTATTTGCACAACAAAAACAACAGGACCCAATTTATGAAAGATATTTAGCTGGAGAAAGAACTGCAAACACTTTGCCATTTGATGAAAATCCTAGTTTTATAATTAAAAAAGATGATAATATTCAAGATTCTTCATTTAGTTTTAACAGTATAATTCCTAGTTTACCAAGTGCCGGCGCAGTTACAGAATATCAAGGTCCACAAGAATATCAAGGTCCACAAGAATATCAAGGTCCACAAGAATATCAAGGTCCACAACTACCAACAGCAATTCCACCTTATGCCGGCAGTTTAGATTATATTTTTGCCAATACTACAACAAACAACCAATACAATTCTAATCCAGCTTTACAAGGAACAGGGGTTTTAAATCTAACCGGTATTAATGTAAGAACTGCTAGTAATGCAAATCCTTATGGTAATTTTGCTAATCCGGAGTATGCTTGATAATGGCAACAGCTAAACAATTAGCGGCAAGAAGAAAGTTTGCGCGTATAATGAAAAGCGGCGGATTCAAGAAGAAAAAAACGAAATCCGGCTCCAGGTCTACGAGTAAGCCCAAACGAAAAACGGCAACTAAAAGACGAATTACGAAAACAATAAAAAGAAGAAGTGCACCAAGAAAAACAATGGCAAGAAAACGAACAATCACAAGACGCGTTAGTAGAAAAGGTCGCGGAATTGGTTCAAGTTTGAAAACCGGTGTTATCGGTGATGTCGTTAAAGGTATTGGTGCCGGTTCTCTAGTCTCATTAGTAATGAGTAGAGTAGCACCAAATAGTTCAATCACTCCAATTGCATCAACAGGTGCAGCTTTCCTAACAGGAGGCATTGTTGGCGGTGCAGCTAACCTGATTTTATCGGGTGGCTTATCATTGGGCGGAATCTTTGGCGGTGGCGCAAGTGCACCAGTACAGGAGATGAGTGTTTAACGATGGGCATTCCTGTGCAAAGGACCTACTTAGGAACTCCAGCTGCATTAAATGCACCTGTGTTTATGGTAGACCAACAAACTTTACAAAACAATTTCCTAACCTTAACACCAAACGTACTCCAAGACGTAGTGAATAATCCAGACCCAGCAGCAGGACTTCTATACCAATTTACTTTGGTTAAGAACGGTAATGCTACAGCAGTAAGAGCTTTTAGTTCTGCTATCAGTCCAACTACTGCAGGTCGTGTGCCAATTGGTCCAGTCAATATGAGTTCTGGATCGTATCAATGGCAAATGACCCAGACGCTAGGAGCTGTCACGGCTACAACAATACTAGTCAGATATGGAAGCCCATTAAATTAGGTGAACATTATGGCATTTTTTTCTAAACCCTCAGTAAATAATTTTCAAGTAAATTCAGGTAATACCCCGTTACTTTATCCGGTTAGAGTTATCTGTCCGGCTAATGTTACAACGGGTATATCTTTCCCAGACCAGTTCTTAGGTCGTGCAATCTCATTAAAAATTACAAACAATGATGCAGCCAATGCTGCTACTTATGATTATAATCTTAATGGAATATTTGCAAATTTAGCAGCTTCAAGTTTTGATACAATAGATAACACTATTGTAAACTATCTTACTGTTAATGCCGGAGCTGCTGGAACTGTTCTAATAGAAGCACAAGTAATACCGGCAACAAGGGACCAAATCCCTATAGAGGTAGAAGTCTAATGTCCTTTGGTGGCGGTGGCGGTTCGTCAGGTGTATCTGCACACGTTCATAGTAATGCATCTGGGGAAGGCGGCACATTAAAAGCCGCAGACACTTTAATAGATGATACAAATCTTTATGGAAGAATTTTGGTGAGTGCATAATGGTAAAACATGCTAAAAAATTAAAAATTAATGGAAGTATAGACCACCCAATTTGGTATGATATACCATGTAAATGTAATCATAATTCAGTAGAGACTGAATTTCCTTTAGTAGATTGTAAACATTGCATGTTTGAAAAACAAGAAAAATCAATGCCCAGAGAATGTTTTACCGTAGAATTAGATATTGAGAAAGATGGAAAACCAACTGGAAAAAAGATTAAACATGAAATTAAAGAAATAACTATCCATAGAGGGGAAAAATACCAAGAGATAAGAGGATGGAAGATTGGCTAGCGGTGATCCATTTATTTTGTATTATCCAAATGGCACAGCAATTCCATTTGGTTATCAACCAGCCGCTGGTGTTAATTTAGTTATTACTTCTTGTAATACATCCGCTGCAGCTTATGTTAGATTTACAGCAAATGCCGGTGTTACATCTGCTAGATATGCGGCTGTAGGATATGGTGCAACACCATCAAACATGGCAGCAATGAGAACTTTTATCAATAATACTAATTATCTTTGGTTTGCAGATGGTAATATTAGTACTTACGGTATGGCAGTTACTGGCATGGAAATATAGGGGGTGGAATGATGGAATCTCTCGCAACTTTAGGATTATTACTGGCCGCAATTATTACACCAATATCAACAATTGCACTATTAAAAATTCACAACGCTAACAAATGATTGAGTATCTAACTCCAGCATTATTGTTCTTTATTCTAGCGTTCGCTATAGAAACTAGAATGAAAGTCGCCAAATTATGCGGACGACTGGAAAGGAAATAAAGGGGTAATGAGGATTTAATCCTCATAGTCTGACCAATCAAAATCGACCTTGCAGTATTCACAGCGGGTCTGAAAAGGCTTTATTATTGGAGCTTCGCATTCTGGGCAATAATTATCGACCCATTTTCTCCAGCCATGAGTTCCGCTTTTCATCTTTTTTGACTCCTGAATAATACTTCAAGATAATCAGACCTAGTTTGATGACCTAGATACCACATTTGTATCATGTAATCTTCCAATAAATGACGACTTAGGACTTCACTAGTTTCGTCTTTTTCGTGTTGTTTTTTCATTTTTGCTAAGAGTTGTAATCTTTCAACTCTTTCTTTTTGGCTTCCCATGTTATAGATAGACACACAGATACGATAAAAACATTAGTAAATTTAACCCAACAACGTTGTTTAACTTTTTTACGTTGTAGGGTTTCACCAACCCC